TAATTCATATTTTAGTTTTGGATCATAAAAATAAAAATACATTTTACCCACAAATGGGTTTTCTCTTAAGTTTTGAACGTCCTGCATTAAAGATCTGGGCTTGACCCTCAGTTCTTTTAGCTTTTTATTCAACCAAACTCTGCCACTTCTTCCACCAACTGCATGCCCTTGAAGGCTCATTTCTCGATTGATTTTTTGAAGAATGTTGCTCATAAGTCTATTTATGAGCACTCTTTAAGCCAAGTTCATGTTCAGTAATTAACATAAACTTCCAACCTTTTGTTTGGCAAAATATATCAGCAGCTTTCCATTTAGCCTGATTTTTTGCATAAGTGACAGTTTCACTCAAAAATCTAGAGTTATTTTTTCCTCTTTTCTTTGGAGGCTGCGTTTCTTTGAATGGTTTAACTTCTAAAATATAGACTTCTTTTTGCCCATCCCTTTTCAATATTTCAATAATAAAATCTGGAAAATAACGGTGCTGCTTTCCATCAATCGGTGATAAATATGGTATAATAAGTTCCTCTGATGCCCAAGATATGATATTTGGATTTATGTCAAAATATCGCATAGCTTTTAATTCCCAAGAAGATCTATAGATTATATTATTTGGATTACCCTTATACTTCTCAGGATTTTGTGGTTTAAATTTGCCTTTATAACTCATATAAATAGTATATATTTAATAAGGAAAGATAATGCCTGGCTCACTTTTCAATCTAAACGAAATAGTTTTTGGCTCCGATCAACCAAATTCGTTTGTTGATCCCACAGCAAGTTCTAGATTTGACTTAAATACTTATCGATATCCATCGTCCTTAGGTAATGGTCAATACGGACACTATATGCTTTTTGATATTTACGTTCGTGAAAACATAAATCCTGATTTTGGTGTGGAAACTCGTTCAGGAAGCCCTACCGATTATATAATCAGAAAAGCTCTATCGCAAACAAGAGGCGGTGGTTCTGTATCAGCAACATTAAATTCTCTAGCTGATACTTCTTTAGGCTCTCAAGTGATAAATTCGATTCAATCAGCTTCTAGCAATTTTTCAGATCCATTAACAAGTATCAACAATTTGTTTGGTGGTTCAAGTTCTGATATTGCAAATCGTGCCGATACTGAATTAACAAGTATAAATGAGTTGTTTGGTGGTCCTAATTCAGCATATGCGACAAGAGCGAGAACGCGAGCTTCTGGATTAGCAAATCGTGCATTTGAGCAACTTTCTAATGATGCTAAAAATGCTTTCAATACATTGAAGAGGGCTACAGATATGATAGCCCTCTATATGCCAGACACATTAAATTTTGATTATAATCATTCATACAAAGATTTAAGTTTAAGTGAAAATCCCATAATTTCTGCAACACAGAGAGTTGCAGCAGCAGCTAATATGGCTGGAGGAAAATTAAAGGGACTATCACCATTTCTTGTTGATATTTTGAGTTCGATTCCTGCAACTGCACCGGCAGCAGAACTTGGTCAGGCAGCTTTAGGGTTTGCAATAAATCCTCAATTTGAAGTGGTGTATCAAGCAACATCGTTAAGAAATTTTCAATTCGATTTCATGTTTTATCCAAGAGATGAGGGAGAAGCGACGCAGGTTCAAAATATAATATCAGCATTTAAATTTCATGCTGCTCCAGAAATAATTGCTGGAGGAGGAGGAAGATATCTTTTAGCTCCATCAGCTTTTGATATTGGTTTCTTTTATAATGGAAAAAGAAACGTAAATCTTCCAAGAATTTCTACCTGTGTTTGCGAAAACGTTTCTGTAGACTATGCTCCAAACGGTTGGTCTGCCTATGAAGTTCAAGGTCAAAATACACCTTTCTTGGGAGGAACAGGTATGCCAGTCGGAATTCGTTTACAACTAAGATTCAAAGAAATGACCATGATAACAAAAGAATTGTTAAGAAGTGCTGGTTCGTTCTCAACAACTTTGAATGAGGGAAATCTAGATGCTAGAGGAGCTTCATTCTAATGGCAAAATATTTTAATTTTTTTCCAAAAACTCCATATTTTATAGATGATCATAGTGGACTAGATTTTGTCACGAATATCATCACTAGATTTAAGTTTATTAATGAAATTAAAAATATTGCTTCTGCGTATTTTTCATACGATAATATTTCTGGAGAGACTCCTGAAACATTAGCGTATAAATTTTATGGATCCGTAGAAAGACATTGGATTATTTTATTATTTAATGAAATTATCGATCCACAATTTGATTGGTATAAAGACTACTATCTTTTTAATCATTACATAATTGAAAAATATTCTTCACTTGGCGGAATGTCTTACGCTATGAACACTATTAAAAAATATGTGATTCGAGAGCAGAGAACTATAAATTTTTATGATGGTGAAAAAACAATAACAGAGGACAGAGAAACTGATGAAACAGAATACACTAATTTTATTCCAGAAACCAGAACATTGGTTTTGGCAAATTCTAACAACTTTGAGGTGACTATAACTACCTCAAAATTCACTCAAACGATATTTGAGTATGAAACAGAAGAAAACGAAAAGAGAAGATCGATTAAAATCGTTAAAAAAGAATATATTTCTAGAATAGAAGAAGAGTTTAAAAAACTCGCTAGTTTATAATGGCATCATTAGATCAAGAATTTAGCACATTTTCTATAGATGACCTTTCTATTATTTGTGAGGAATCTGGAAGACAAAAAGTATTAAATGTTAAAGGTCTAGTTGAACAACTAGAAATCACCGAGAGCATAGTTTCACCCGTTATCACTGGGTCTTTGCTGTTCACAGATACTTTTAACATAGCTAAACTATTAAGAACTGGTTCATGTTTTTTAAAAATAAAATTATCAAAAACTGGTAACGATGATTTTCTTTTTGAAAAAACTGTTAGAATTTATAAACAAGAGAAAAGAAAGGCATCAACACCTAATTCTGAATTATCCGTCATATATTTTTGTTCAGAAGAATTAATTTTATCTGAGCAAACTAGAGTATCAAGAGGATATAAGGATACTTATACAAATATTGCAAAAAATATTTTGACTGATTTTTTAAGTGTAGAAGATGATAAAGTCATTATTAGTGAAACCAATGGAATAAAAAATATAGTTATTCCCTCACTTAAACCACTCGACTCATTATTTTGGTGTGCGAGTAGAGCAGTCAACCAAAAAAATATTCCAGATTTTTTATTTTTTGAAAATAAAAACGGTTTTAATTTTATTAGTTTGACAGATCTTTTTTCACAAGATAGCGTGCCTATAAATTTTTCTGTAAAGAATGTGGCAGAAGGAGAAGACCAAAAGTCGGAGCTTTTTGGAGCCAAAACTAGTCAAATAACGAAACAATTCAATCTCATTGAATCGATTAAAAAAGGAAGTTATTCGGGTTCAATTTATGGTTTTGATCTAGTTACTAGAACATTTTTTAAGCAAGATATAAAAGCAGAGTATTACGATAAGGCAACAAGATTAAATAACAAACCAATTGTTCCATTTGTTTCAAATAAAAAAGGAACTTTTGCTAACGAAGCGTATGACGCGAAAAGAACTGTATTGGTAACGGATTCACAATTTTTCAATAGCAATTATGCTAAAAAAAATTATCCATCAGTAAAATTACATTCACCAGAATTTTCTTTTGGTCATCGTTCTTCTATAATGTCTTTTTTAAATACTAAAAAAATGAAACTGATGCTTCCAGGAAATTTTAATCTTACTATAGGAATGATATTGGATTTAAAATATCCAAAAAGAGGAAATTTAAGAGAAGGAGATGAATTGGATTCGTCTTTTTCAGGTAGAAGCATGATAATAGCGGTTCGTCAAATTATAAGACCCACACAACATGATACGGTTTTAGAGGTGGCGTCAGATTCAGACATTGATTCAGATTGATGGAGTGTAAAAATGATTAACTCTGTTTGGTGGGTAGGCGTAGTTGAAAATCGAATAGATCCACTTAAGTTGGGTAGATGCCAAGTTAGAATTTTTGGGCACCATACAGAAAATAAACAGGAACTCAAGACAGAAGATTTACCTTGGGCTCATCCCGTTTTGCCTTTGAATAATCCAAATCCATATGCACCAAAAGAAGGTGAAACTGTAACAGGTTTTTTCATGGATGGTGAAGATGCTCAATTTCCAATCATGATGGGCGTCTTATCTGGAATACCAGTGAGAAAGGCGAACGAAACTTTAGGATTCAATGATCCAAGAACTGCTGCACAGTTGAACACAGCACCAGTTAAGCCTGAAGTTTTTGGAGAATCACTTTCAAAATATCCTAGGGCAATTGATGAACCCACAACACCGAGAGCAGCTAGAAATGAGAGTATGGATAAATCTCAATTCAAGCAAAAAATGAACAATGTTATTTCAGGTTCTCCAGAAGCTCCAAAAAAACCAAAAACCGTTTACCCTTATAACAATGTATATGAATCTGAGTCTGGGCATCTTTTTGAGATGGACGACACTCCTAAAGATGAAAGAATACAGTTGTTTCACAGATCAGGTTCCTATTTTGAATACGCTGCGGACGGTTCTGTTACTGAAAAAGTGCAAGCTAAAAAAAGCGAAACAGTTAGAGCTGGCAGTACATTATATGTAGGAGAAAATTTAACTGTTATAGTTAAAGGAAATGCAAATTATCAAGTTGATGGTGACTTTTCTATTAGTTGTAAAAATTTTAGTCTTTCTGCTAAAGAAGCTATAGGAATGTCTGCTGGAAAATCAGCGAGTCTATCTGCTAAAGAAGATGTAGGAATTTCAGCAAAGAAAAATATTACTGGAAGCGCGCAGATCGATATGGCACTTATTTCCAAAGCTGGAAATATGGACCTCAGTGCCAAAGTAGGAGATATGAGTCTTTCTGCAAAAGGACTAGGAACATTTTCATCAGATGGCGCATTACTATTAGAATCTAAAGCAGTGTCTTCTTTGTTTGGTCCCATGGTTTTAATTGGAAAGGGTGGTGGAGCAGCACTAGGTGAAGTTGGTGATACCGCTTTAGAATCTATGGATAAATCATTACTCGATAAAATAGGAGAAGCTACAGCGGGAGCAATTTCTGAAACTGCTGGGTCTTTCTTTTCCAGCACTTTTGAATCATTAGGAGGATTTACTGAGGGTTTGGCTGGAGGTTTATCCGATCTAGCTGGTTTTTCTGGTGCAGATTTTTTTGGTGGGCTTTCAGACACTTTGAGTCAAGGAGGAATATTAGGTGAATTGACTACTGGTTTAGGAGATGCTTTTAGTGGGCTAACATCTTTTAGTGGATTATCAGATGCATTTTCTTCAATAACTGAGTCTCTCAGTTCAGGAAGTTTAATGGATGTCATAGGAACGGTAAAAGATGCTATTAGTGATCCTTTGGGAACCATATTAAATTCTGATGCATTCTCAACTGTCATGGGAGATCTTGCTGATGGACTAGGAGAATCCTTTTCTAATTTCATGGGTGATTTTTCTTTTGGAAGTGATGGATTAGGAGGCGGATTTAGTTTTGATTCTTTAAAAGAGGGGTTTAATATTGCAAAAGATTTATATCAAACTGGCATTTCTATAGTTAATGATCCTCTTGGTGCTTTATCCAGTTTAGGTGGAGCCGCTGATATTTTCAGTCAAGGATCTGGTGGATTTCTTGATGGATTAAAAGAAGCAGCATTTGCTGCAAATGATTTTTTGAATAGCGGTTCTAGCCTTATAGGTCAAACGTTTAATGATATTCAGAGTGCTTTAAACCTGAATATCAATTCAACAAACTCAGCCATAGGTTCTATAGAACCATTATTTAATTCATTCTTAGATGTTGCTCAACAAGCGGTTTTTGATTCTATGCCAAGCGTTGATGGATTATCATCAGTGTTAAATAGAGTATCGAATACATTATCTACCGACGACAACTTTAAATTTTCTATAGTAAATATGGTCAAAACTGGAAAAGAAAATGGATTAAATAACTCGGAGATAGCTTCAGGACTTCAAAATTATATGAACTCAACTTATATGAATTCTGTACAGGAAGAAATGAGAAATTCACCCATAACCTTTTTAAATCTAATCGATTCAACGGCGTAAGTTATGTTACCAGCAGCATCAGTAGGCATATCAGTTTCATTTCACTGGGCTTTACCATTTTTGTTTCCTTTTCATCCAAATATTTTTCAAAATGGCATTCCAGCTTTGATGATAGGCTCAATGAATATTCCACACCCTCCACCTGAATCAATTGTTGCCTTTCCTGCACCAGATATTGTTTGTTTTGGATGGCCTAATGTTTTAATGAATGGAATTCCCGCAATCACTATGTTTATGCCAGCAATACATCCAGGGTTTCCTCCGACTTTTGTGGCAAGTGGCTGGGCTAAAATTTTAATAGGATAATAATATGGCTTTATTTACTGATTTTTTTGTAGCCGAAGATGGGCAGACTACTTTTGAAACTTCAAAAGAATATTCTCCCATAAATTTGAATGTATATCGAAACGGAATAAAATTAACCGCGAATACAGACGTTATAGTCACTAGTGGAATTTTTGTAGAATTAACTTCTCCCGCAGCATCCGGTGATGAAATAGTAATAACTGGAGTGACGGCTGAAGGTGAATCACCTGTAGTTTATTCTGGTCCAAGTTTTATGGATAGATTGGGGTTTGATTTTAATGTAAACAAATTCGGTGATGCGCTTACTGTGAATGGGCTTTCTAATTCTTTCTATAAAGGGAATCCATATAAACTCAAACCTTGGCAAAAGGAATTAATAAAAACGAGCGACTATACAGGTTATTATCAAAACCCATTAGATGAAACAATAACAGATTTAAAAAATCAAATAATAAAAATAAGAAATGTTGCAAGACAAGTCATAGTTGCAAATACACCAAAATATGTTGGTGGAAATTTATTTACACCACCCACAAAAATAGACGGTGCAGAAATACCACAAGAAAAAGCAAATGCAAATGTTCTGCAAATATTAGTGTCAACATCCAATACTTTAATTGCATCTTTAACTCAATTTAAATCTCATACCGACAGAATATCTGGAGTGACTATATCTGATTCAGAAGATCCAGACTATCAAAAAGCGATTACCATAGGAACAACAATAGCATATTATGCAAATTCAATTGACGGAATTAGTGACTTTTCTCCAATTTTAGGTTCATTTACGAGTCTTTTTATAAAAGATGAAATGGTAGTCTATCTAAATAATTTAGATACTTTGAAAGGTGAAAAAGGTTATTCAATAGACCCAAGCGTTTGGTCAAACTCGAATTATTTTACCGCAAATACCGGAGCTAACGTAGGTGTTTTGCTTTTTACAGCAAATGATTCCTCTAATTTAACACAAACAATTAGTACAATAACGTCTTTGGTTGACACGAGAAGATTGCATGATAAGAACTTTTTTCAAAAAAGCACAGTAGTTTTGAGTGAATATACCAAAATATTATCATTGACAAATATACAATCTCCAGCAGCAATAATTCTTTTAAGAGACTTAATAGGCACAGATAAACTAAAAAACCTATTATAAATAATTAAATGACAACTACAACAACTTCATCTAATCAACTTAGAGAATATAAAGATTTGGATATGAATTTTATAATTCATCCAATCAAAAAAGATATTAACAAGATCGTTGGTGAAAAGGCTATAATCAACTCAATAAAAAATCTTTTATTGACCAATCACTATGAAAGACCTTTTCAACCACATCTGGGATCAAATATCAGAAAATTATTGTTTGAACCTCTAGATGCGCTTGTTGCCAGGTCATTAGAAATAGAAATTAAAACGGTTCTTCAAAATTTTGAACCTAGAGTGCAAGTAATATCTATTCGAGTTTCTCCCCAGTTAGAGAAAAATGCATTTCAGGTAACTTTAGAATTTCAACCATTAAATACTTTGGCACCAATAACAATAAACTTCTTCTTAGAAAGAGTACGATAAATGGCTTCAAGACTTAAAGTAACGGATTTAGATTTTGATACCATAAAAACTAATCTAAAGCAATTCTTAAATCAACAAGAAGAGTTTAGTGATTATAATTTTGACGGTTCATCTCTAAGTATTCTGATAGACTTACTAGCATATAATACACACTATAATGCTTACTATTTGAATATGATAGCCAATGAATCATTTTTAGATACAGCTTTATTGCGCGATTCGGTTGTCTCTCATGCTAAACTATTAGCATATACACCAGCATCAAAAAATGCACCAATCGCACTTGTCAATATTGACGTTGAAACTGGAACAACGGAAATAGACACGTTCACAATACCTAGAGGCACCAAGTTTTCTTCAGAAATAATAGGCGACTTCAACTATAATTTTGTCACGATAGAAAATTATACGGTCACAAAATCAAACACAAAATACATGTTTGAAAACGTAGAATTATATGAAGGAATACTTAATGTCATAAATTTCACACAAAATAATTTGGCTAACCCTAATCAAATATTTGTAATTCCTGACATAAGTGTTGATACTAGAACAATTAAAGTTTCGGTAAAAGAAAATCAAGCAAGTTCAACAACTGATACTTATATATTGTCTAAAGATATTTTAGATTTAAATTCTTCTTCAAAGGCATTTTTTCTACAAGAAGGAAGAAATGGATTTTATGAAATATTTTTTGGAGATGATTTTATTAGTAAAAAATTACCAGATGGAGCAATTATTACAGTAAGCTATCTAGTGACGAATGGAACAGCAGCAAATAAAGCCAATTCATTTGTCGCATTACAATCAATAGGAGGATATACTGACATATTGGTTACCACTACAAGTTCTGCTTCTGGAGGTTCAGAAAAAGAATCAGTACAATCAATTAAATTTTCAGCTCCACAAAGATATGCTACACAAAATAGATTAGTTACTGCCAACGATTATTCATCTTACTTAAAATCTGTGTATCCTGGAATACAATCAATTTCAGTCTGGGGTGGAGAAGAACAGACACCAGTGGTCTATAACAAAACATTCATTTCTTTAAAATTGAAAGATGGTTATTTTATTTCAGAATTAGAAAAGAAAAGAATAGTTGAAGAAATTATAAGACCAAAAGCAATCATCACCACTGAGGCTGAAATTTTAGAGCCAGATTATCTTTACATCTTAGTAAACGGAAAGGTAAAGTATGATCCATCAAAAACAAATCTTTCATCAAATGATTTAAAAAATAAAGTTATTTCAACGGTCAATTTATATAACGATAATTATCTAGAAACATTTAATTCAAGATATGTTCAGTCAAGATTGCAAGACGACATTGATAATTCTGATCCGTCGTTTATTGGTAGTGTAATTGAAACAAAAATGCAAAAAAGAGTTTTTGTGACACTAAATGAATACAAACAATATACAGTAGATTTTGGTGTTGAATTGGTTAGAGGCGGATTGTTCAATAAATTAATTTCAAAAGGATTTGATATCTTTGATTCACAAGGTGTTAGAAGAACGGTTTTAATCGAAGAAATACCATATTCTTTTAGTGGAATAGAAAGTATACAAATTTTAAATCCTGGATTTGGTTATAAATCTGCACCTACAGTTACAATTTCTGGAGACGGTACCGGAGCAAAAGCAAAGGCTATAATAAAAAATGGTTTACTGTCAGAAATAATTGTAACTAATCGTGGTAGAAATTATACTAGCGCCTCAGTAACACTTACTGGAGGAGATGGAGTTTCAGGTTCAGCAACAGCTATCACTCAAGGAAATATTGGAAAAGTCAGAGTAGTCTATTATGATACTGATTCTACAGCTAGAGTTGTAATTCCGGATGCAGGAACCATCTACTATCAAAAAGGTTTATTAGAGCTTAAAGAACTTTTTATATTATCACTTTCCGATTTAGGTGAACAATTAAGATTTACTGCATACGCTAATGACAATGTAATTTCTTCAAAAAGAAATTTAATAGTTTTGATTGATCCTTCAGCTTCTGATTCTATAACAGTTGAGTTGGTTCCCATCATATGAGTTATACTGATAATAAACAATCTCTAGTTGTTGAAAATCAATTTCCTGATTTTGTTAAAGAGGATTATCCAACCTTCATTCGTTTTATGGAGGCATATTATGAATTTTTAGAAAATAAATTAGGAACACAAAAAAACGATCTAAATTATAAGGCAAAAAAGTTTTACACCATTTCGGATATAGATCAAAATCTAGACGAGTTTGAAGAATATTTTTTCAAAACATTTTTGGAATTATTTCCTAGAGACACTTTAGCTTCTAAAAGTCTCTTAATAAAAAATTCAATACCTCTTTATCTATCAAAAGGAAATGAAAGGTCGATTAAATATTTTTTTAGAGCTTTATTTAATGAAGAGGTAAATGTCACGATTCCAAGAAATGATGTTTTACTAGCATCAGGAGGAAATTGGAAAATATCAAAAGTCGTTCGGTGTCTTCCTCAAGTTTATGCAAGGTATATTTCTGGTGTTGATAAATTTAATGGTGTTGCATCGAATACAACTTTTTATTTACCGCAAGAAGCAACAGTTAATGATGTTTCTGTCTATGTTAATGGGGTTTTACAGACAGTTAATTTTTGGCAACTAGATAATGCGATTTATACCGGTAAAAAATTTAAGTTTCCCTATCTTAATCCAGCACAAATAAAATTTAAACCTGATGGCACAGAACTATTTGTTATTGATAACACCACAAACAGTATTCATAAACACTCCCTTTCTGAGGCATGGAATATTCAAAGTGCATCCACAAGTGCTATTCAACAAAGCGCAGCATTGACTACTTTTGGTTCGACCACAGATGTTGTAGGATTAGATTTTAGACCCGATGGAAGTCAATTGTATTTTTGTCAATCCACTGATGGAAATAATCGAATAATACAGTGTGAATTTCAAGAACCATGGAATTTAAGCACTTTATCTTCACAATTTACATATAATGTAAATGTTACATCTATTCTTGCTACCGCCTTACCGACCGTTGTTCCTGCAGCTGGTTTAAGAGATGTTAAATTTGACACTTCTGGTGCTAACGTTTATGTTGTAAATGAAACAACAGATAGAATATACCAATTTACTCTAAGTACGCCTTGGCAAGTTAATACCGCGGCATATTTTGGACAAAGAACAACTACTGGAGAGGTCGGCGCTACAGGTATACACTTTAAGCCTGATGGAACTCTATTTTATTTGATCGGATATAACACAGACACGATTCGCTCTTTTAGTATGAGTGAAGCGTGGAATATTGTTAGCGCAACAACTGATATAACATTTACCCCCTCGGTTGGTGAAGGAACCTCTTACATGCTCACTGTTAAGCCAGAGGGTGATGTAATATATTATGGTGGCATAGGCACCGATACAATCTATCAATTCGACTTACCTCCTGATTACTATATTCAGAAAGAATATAAAAAGATAGTTTTTTCAAAATCCGTATCAAATGGAAGTGAAATAAAAATTTCTTACAACAATTTTGATCCAGCGTTATTAAACAATAGAAAAATAACAGGAAACACTTCTGGCGCAACCGGTATTATTGAAACATATCTTTCTTATAATAATGAAGGCACAGATATTTTAGAATTTGAAATAAGTGATAGAACCACCCGAGACAATTTTATTAATGGTGAAGACTTCAAGACAACGGTTTTGAATAAAGAGGATAATTTAATTGACTTATATTTACCAGGATATTCTGGGTTACAAACAATAAATGTTATAAATGAAGGGTCATCGTATAATGTGGGAGACCCTATTATAATGATTGGCGGACAATTTATTGAGCCAGCAAATGCAATAGTGTCCAAAGTTTTTTCTGGTTTATTAAATCAACTCATAATAAATTATGGTGGTTCAGGATTTAGGGCTGGAGATGGAATTAAGGTATATGACAATCGTCTTTTTGGCATAGGTTCAATAACAGCAAATGTTGGAGCTTTTGTTAATGCTAATACCTTTTTAACGTTTACTGGCGGAACAGCTTTAAGTCCAGATTTTACTGCCAATGCTCGTGTTTTTGCCTCGACCGTCGCCGCCACTGGTGGACCAATTGCAAACATACAACTTATAAGAGCTGGTGTTTATACCTCACCACCAACAGGAATTACAGCACTCAGTGGAGGGGCAAACGGAGCCACCTTTACTTTTACATTAACTGCCGGAGAAGCAACAGCCAATGGCGCAATTGTTGATGTAGAAAAAAGTGGAGTTTTATCACCTAATACTTATACTTACAATACCGATTTAATTATAGAATTGGCCACCACGAAAGTCGATGCAGCTAATTATAAAACATCATTAGGTTTTAGTAATTCTGCAATAGTATCACCAAATTCATTGACAAGATTGATAGACGCCTTTTCTTTTTCCACATTTACAGAATTGGGACCCATCACTTCTGGCATAATTTTGGACAGTAATTTAAATTCTCCAAATTTACAATTTTATTTAACCGACGCGCTTTCACCAAACACAATAATAGTATCCAATAGAACTTCACAAGGCTTTCCTTTCGCAGTAGATAGCATGGGTTCAATAGGAAGAGTAGAAATAAATAATAAGGGAAGTGGTTATCAAGTTGGAGACAAGTTAAGATTTATTCCCATTCCAGGAAGAACGCATGGTTCTGGTTGTTCGGCGGCCGTAGATAAAGTTGACGCTTCGGGCGGAATAACCTCTATACAATTTCAACCACATCCACCATCAGGCAATTGTTTTAATGTAGGAATAGTTGCTGGAAGTAATACAATAACTGGCTATGGTTCCACATTTTTAGTCGATGGATTTGGAGTTGGAAGAGATGTGATGGTTTTTAATCAAAGAAGAACCATATCACAAATAGTGTCAAATACGCAAATAAATGTAACTTCTGCTTTTACTACGTCCAAACAAAATACAGAAATAGGGTTATATAATTCTTTCCCAATTGGAGGATATGGATATGATAATCATAGATTGCCAACAATAAATGTTCAATCTTCTACTGGAACCGGCGCAGTATTAACTGTCACAGCTTTAATGGGCGATTCAGAATCTATATCCCTTTCGTCTACCAAAAAAGCTGGAGGAATTGAAGAAATACAAATTTTTGATAAGGGAGTAGGATATAGAGTTGCACCCGCAATAATAATGACCAATTCTGGTGATGGAACGGCCAATTTACAAGCAGTTATAAATGATTCATATTTTGAATATGATGGAAGGTATTTGGACAATAGTAGCCTTTTATCAAGCGATAAAAAATTACAGGACAGTACGTTATTCAATACAGGTTCTTACATTTTGAGAACTAAACAACAATTTTCAAAATTCAAAGAATCATTTTTGAAACTTTTACACCCGTCTGGAACTGTGGTTTTTAATGAATATACTCCAACTGAATCTGTCGTATTTAATGAAGATACAACTCAAAAAATAGTTTCTACAGGTATTGAAGTAACAACACCTTAAACAGATAGATAAATAGTTTTATGCCAACAAATTATACATCAAATAAATTATCTTTGTTCTTAGCCGAACAATTCAATGAAAGTTTTTATGAACCAGAACCAACTTCCATAGGCTATGTCTTTATTGGTAATCATGTTCCGTATGTCGATGATACAACAACTCCACAAATTCCAGAAATATCTGATGATTGGAAAGATGAAATAGATGTATGGAATAATATGATTGCAGCCAAAAGAATTACAGGTTCAGACATAAACATAGTTCTTCCTGTGGTTGATTGGACTATCAATACTGTTTATGATCAATATGATGATACACAAGATATGTCAACAAAAAATTATTATGTGGTTGATAGAGCAACAAGAAGAGTGTGGAAATGTTTGTTTAACAATAATGGTGCTCGCTCAACAGTTCTTCCATCTATAAACCCAACAGCCGCAAATAAAGGTGTAGTTAGACCGACCGATAGATATTTATGGAAATACATGTTCACTTATCCAGCTGGAAGTAAATTTATATCATTAGATTATGTTCCCGTGCCTTTAAGCTCAAATGTTTCTGGATACGGAACTTCATATTCCTATTTGGATCAAGGTGCCATATACAATTTGGTGGTGGTAAATGGAGGTAGCGGTTATGCTAGAGTGACAAAATCATCGATTGATTTCGGTGCCAATAAAAATACCATAACTCTACAAAATTTGACTGGTGTTGCTGTCGGAATGCATGTTTCTGGCACCAACGTATCAACTGGAACAATAGTGCAATCATTGAATCCCGGGCAAAATCAAGTCATTCTTTCACAAAACACAGTACCGGCTGGAACAGGAACTTATGCTGGTGTTACGAATAATTTAACGTTTACACCCAGAATAGTAATAGAGGGAAATGGAACTGGAGCCGTTCCGGGAAGTGGTACGCTTCAGTTAGCATTGTCAACTGCTAACGTTATTACAAAAGCAGAAATGTCTTCCTTTGGTGCTGGATATACAGAAGCGAATGTTGTGATATATTCTGCTGGAACGGGTGCAGTTATTAGACCAGTATTATCACCTAAATTCGGTCATGGTTATAATCCCGCTAAAGAGCTTGGCGCTAGTTCAGTAATGATTGCTGTAAAAATAGGAGAGGGTGATGCTACACAAGGCGGCATTATTTCTTCAGATATGAAATTTAGACAATATGGATTTCTAAGAGATCCACATAAATACGGTAGTACAACACCAGTTAATAGCACAACAGCAAATACCGCAATATCGCAGCTATATGACATTACTTTAACAACTGGTGATTCATATACAATTAATGAATTTGTATATCAAGGAACACTTGCGAACCCGACATTTTCTGGATATGTCAATTCGCAAACAGTAACTAATATAAAATTATCAAAAGTTAAAGGAACGTTTACTTTGGGTGGAATATTATTTGGAGCAACTTCAACTCGAAGAAGAAATGCTATTAAAATTACTTATCCAGAATTTCAACCCTATACAGGAGATATTTTATACACAGAAAATATAAACCCTGTAGAACGAAAAACTAACCAAGCAGAATTATTAAGATTTGTTTTAACATTTTAAAGGATAACCATGGCACTCACTAATAACTTTAATTTTAATCCTTACTATGACGATTATGATGAAAATAAAAAGTTTCTTAGAATTCTCTTTAAGCCAGGTTATGCGGTTCAAGCAAGGGAATTAACTCAACTTCAAACTCAAATACAAAAACAAATAGAAAGATTTGGAAATTCTATTTTTGTAAATGGGAGTCCCATTTTAGGATGTTCTTACACTAAACAGATTTGTGCGTTTTTGAAATTAAATACTACTCGTGCTGGCGCTCCAATAGATATAACTAATTTTGAAAATAAAATAATTACCAATGCAAGCAACACAAAAAGAGCTAAAGTTGTTGTTGCTATTCCAGAAGACTTGGGGCTAGATGAACCGCCCACACTTTTAATACAACAAGTTTTTGGTGATCCATTTGTTCCTGGAGAAGAAATAAGAACCACTGGAACACCTCAATTTATTGCGGAAATTAGGGGAGAAACTACTGCTGTAGGAGAAGGACAAGCATTTAGTATAGATGAAGGCATTATATACTACAATGGTTATTTTATAAAGGTCGATCAACAATCAGTTGCCATAAGCAAATATGACACAACTTCAGCTTCAGTAAGAGTCGGTTTGGAAATAAATGAATATTTTATCAAAGCCTCAGATGATTCATCTTTAATCGATCCCGCACAAGAAGCAACAAACTATCAAGCTCCCGGCGCAGATCGCTATAAAGTAGAATTGACTTTAACAACAAGAGATCTCGATGCTACTGACGATTTAGTTAATTTTATTCAACTAGCACAGTTTGTTTCGGGAAAATATCAAAACACAAAAAAAACAACGATTTACAGTAAACTTGGCGACGAAATGGCCAAGAGAACGTTTGAAGAATCGGGAAATTATGTTTTAAATCCATTTAAAGTTAGAGCAAAAGCAAACACAAGCGATTCTTCAAAATTTGATGTTATCGTTAGCCCTGGAACAGCATATGTAAATGGATATAGAGTTAATATAAAATATCCGGAAACTATTTCTGTAAACAAAGCAAGAACTACAGCTAATGTAACCGATCGAATAATTCGAGCGAATTATGGAAACTTTTTTTATACCTCCAATCATTTTAAAACATTTGATATTAATAGTCTACTATCTGTAGATTTACACTGTGTTCCTGCTGCACTAATTGATACAACTTCGACTCAAACAATTCAAAATACAAAAATTGGAACCGCACAGATAAAATCTTGTGAATTTGTAAGTTCTCCCGATCCAGCAGCGACGGCATGCACAAGTCAATTTGTTTTTGCTACAGAAATTTTTAATGCAAATATCGGAAGTTTAAATGGAAATGTTGTTTCAGTAACTTCTGATGGCATAAAAATAACTTTACCTCCTACATTTTCTCCCGTGAATGATGCTTATACAGGCGCATTTTTTAGAATATCTTCTGGTTCAGGTGCTGTCGAAACAGATAAAATTATAGCTGATTATGATGGTTCCACTAGAACCGTTACTGTATCACCACCTTTTGCCACCATACCAACAACAGCTAGTGTTTTTGAGATAAATTTTAATACAAAAGACGTTGAGAGTCTAGCTACATTTACAGGAACAACCAGAGATGCTTCTGCTGACATTTCAACAAGATTAGGAATAGAACCAACGACACTCGGCACAACAAACAATGCAATACTTTTTGATAATTTAAATGAAGAATTAATATTTAATGTCGGACAAAGTAATGTTTATCAAGGCACGTTTAAATTAGGAAGTTATTTTTATCAAGCAAGATTTTCTGGAACTATGACAAGCGGCAGTGTCGTTATAGCTTCAAGTTCATCAGACACTTTTGCAGCTATGTCTGCAACACCAACAACTGATGAAATTAGAAATAACTATGTTGTATATTGTGTGGATCAAGGAACATCTTCTTATATCGCTGGGCAAATAATTCCAACTAATGCTATTACTATTACTGGTCATGGAACTACATCAGTTACAGTTGCCGTAACTGGCGGAAATAATATGCAAATAGATTTGGTTGCGACTTTACAAACCGCAGCACAAAGAACAAAAACATTTATACAAGCAAATACAACACACATCGATTTAACAACAACAACTGTTACAACCGTTACTAGTGGAGCCAATTTAATCAGTTCTATGGGACAAGTACACTATGCAAATACCGCAGGAACTCGTATTGCAGAAAGAAATTTGTCGCTTTATGTAGCAGATGTTATAAGACTAGCAAAAGTTTTTCAAATCAGCAGCGGAGTTATAAACGATGAAACTAATTTGGCAACCGCCACTGATGTTACCAGTAGATATGTCCTAGTCAATAATCAAACCGATAGTGAATATCGACATTCTTATATTAGGTTAAAAGCAGGGCAACCCGCCCCAGTTGGTGCTATAGTAATTTGTTTTGATAGATATCAGCATGCGCCTCTCATAGGTGGAGCATTTACCGTAGAATCTTATCCAGCAAATCGGTATGATAACATTGAAGTATATTTTTCTAAGAATGGTTCTCAAGGGTATGATTTACGAGATTGTTTGGATTTTAGGCCATCAAGAGCCGATGGAGCACCAGGGTCTATAGAGGGAAATTATGGAACCATTGGAACATTAGGAGCCAAAATACCAAAGCGCCAAGCAGAACTTCGAGTATCATTTGATCACTATTTACCAAGAGTAGATAGACTGCACCTAGCACAAAATGGTATATATGACATTTCTAGTGGTACTCCCTCATTAGATAGAAGAATTCCAACAGAGAAAGATAATTCAGTATCAATTTGTGATATTGAAATCCCCGCATATACAGAAAACGTAAGAGACGTTAAATTTAAAATGTATGAAAATAGACGATATACAATGGCAGATATAGGCAAAATTGAAAATCGTCTGAGAGCTATAGAATATTACACAGCACTTTCTTTATTGGAAAATGACGCTTTAAGTAAATCTGACACTTCACTTTATGGAAGAAGCAAGAACGGCATCATAACTGATAGCTTTACGGGCTTCAATGTTGCTGATTTAATTAATGGCGAATTTAACGCAGGAATTAATCGTCAAACGAAAGAATTAACAACAAAAACTAGAACAACTGAATCTTATTTTAAATTGAATCCTCCAGAAAACGGCACTACTTCATTAATCAATGCAAGAAGAGATGGTTCACTCGTGTATATGAATGCAAATGATAGTGTCATTTTTGTTGATCAACCTTATGCCACTACAGCAATGAGTGTTAACCCATTCAATGTGCAATTTTTTGTTGGTGCATTAAAACTTAATCCAAAATCCGATGTTTGGATCGATACAGTTACCCTTCCAGATTTAATCATTCAAGATGCTGGAAATGAAAACATGATTGATTATATTAATGAAGTTTCATCTTGGGCAGAATGGGAATGGGAATCTTGGTCAAGAGTCGGCAATCTTGTAGAAATTCGCGGTCCAACTCGCACAGAAACGCTTAGTGGACGTAGATGGTGGAGAACGGATACAGTCACTCCAGTATCAATCATGGAAGATCAAAGAAGGAGTGGCACATTAACGTATTTTGTTCCAGAAACCGTTTTGACTAGCTTAGGTGAAACTGTAATTGATACTTCTGTTATTCCTTATATGAGAGCACTTGATCTCGGATTCACATTACAAGGAATGCGCCCATTTGAAGTCGCTTATCCTTTCTTTGATGACACCAGTATTTCTAATAATGTATCAATTAAAAATGTTTTCACCTTTAACACTGGAGCATTAGGTTATTATGCAAACAATGCAATGCCAGAAAGAGTTTTGATAAAAAATGGAGGAACAATCATAGGTAACGCTGATGCTGTATTAGTGTCAAATACTCAGCTATACGTTGCCAATGTGAGTCTGTCCGTTAGTCCATTAACTAGCTGGTCAACAGGAATTTTCGTTCAAGGCAACACTTCGTCTTTCAATGCTCAAGTGGTGTCATATAATTTGAACTCGTGTTTTGTAAATACTTCTGTAGCTCCTACAACCACAACGTTTACGTTAGCACCCGATGCTAACGGTGCCTCCATAACTTATACTTTAAATGAAACTCCTATAAGAATTGTTAAAGGTACTGGTGCTGGCCAGCAATCTATTATAACAGGTTATGCTTCAGGCACTAGATTGATGACGGTTTCTCCACCGTTTGCAGTGGCTCCAGGCGCAAATTCTATAGTTCAAATTGGTAATATGAAAATGGATAGACACGGCTGTCTCGCTGGAACTTTTCATATTCCAGGAGGACTGTTCACTACAGGATTAAAGAACTTTAAATTATCTAATCAAGTTGATGGTTCTGTGCAATATCCATTTTCGAGAGCAATTGAAACTTTTTATGCTCAAGGCACGCTACAAACAAAACAAGAAAGAATTATATCTTCTATATCTCCCAGACAAGTAATTGATACGGCTATACAGGATAGAAGAATTCAAGTCGGTCAAAGAGAAGATAGAGTTCAAGGCACTACAGTTTGGGTTGACCCTGTTGCTGAAACATTTTTGGTTGATGGTGTTGCACATCCAGATGGAATTTTCTTATCTAAAGTGAGATTATGTTTTCAATCAAGGGATGAACAACTTCCTGTCAGAATACAAATAAGACCCAGTGTAAATGGTTATCCATCAGCATTAGAATCTGTGCCTTTTAGTGATGTAGTTTTAACACCAGATAAAGTTAAGACTTCTGATTTTCCAAATTTTGAAGATTCATCCAAATACACTGAATTTGTTTTTGAGTCTCCAGTACATTTGTTGCCAGGAGAACATGCTCTTGTTGTTCTATCTAATTCAAATAATTATTTTATTTGGACCGCTATAAAAGACGAAAAGGATGTAAATACTGGTAATGCGGTTGGGCAACAGCCTTATGCTGGTTCTTTCTTTAAATCGCAAAATAGCTCAACTTGGACAGCAGATCAAGACACCGATTTAATGTTTAGATTATACAAATATGAATGGGACACAACACAACAAGCAGAAGCTATTTTTACTTTAGATTGGGCTGACCCTCAATTTAAATTGACAGCAAATGCAAATGTTGATGTAATGGTACTTAAAACACAAGATATAAATTTTGCAAATACATTCTTGCAGCACACATTTACTTCCAAAACTAAATCTGGGCAATCTACTGGATATGTTCAAATAATTCCTAATATGACAACTTTAATGTTGGACACAGCGGGTTCAAGAGTGATCGAACCAACTTCTGTTGATAGCTTTAAAGTCAAAGCTACGATGAGAACAAGAAATGCTGATATTAGCCCTGTGTTGGATGTTGATAGATATTTTATACTTCCTGTAGAAAATATTATTAATAATTTAGGAATTAGCAATAGCAACATTTTTATGTCAAATGTTGGAAATTATTCTTCAGCAACAGTTCCTACAGTAACAATTAGTGCACCTCCAGCAGGCGGAGTTAGAGCAACTGGAACAGCAAATCTCGTTTCAGGGGCTACAATTGGTGGTGTAGCGAACAGAAGATATATCGATAAAATTAACATAACAAATCCTGGTTCTGGATACACATCAACGCCTACCGTAACAATTAGTGGTGGCGCTATAGTAGGCGGATACGCCGCAACAGCTTATGTTACTGGAGAAACTGATAGAAGAAATGGGAATGCACTTTGTCGTTATGTCACCAAAAAAATAACTCTTGCTGATGGATTCAATTCTGGTGATCTTCGTGTATATCTTACTGTGCATAAACCAGCAGGTTCTAATATTTTAGTTTATTATAAAATATTAGCCGCTGGAGATGCACAACAATGGACTGATAGAAATTGGCAACTAATGACTCAAATTGAACAACCAGCTTATGTATCAACCTCTTTTGAAGATTTTACAGAATTGGTTTTTGCTCCAGGAACAAATAACAAAGCCAGTGATTCAGTAGAATATACTTCAGCAACTTCTGGAAAATTTTATGATTTTAATTCTTTTGCTATAAAGATCGTTATGACTGGAACAAATACCGTAGATGTTCCAAGAATTAAAGATTTTAGAGCAATAGCAATGCCAGCAATTTAATATTATGAATACTCCTAGATACATTCCAGTAAAAGGAACAAAGTTAGTTCGCGACACAACAACTGGCGCAATACTAAATACTGATATTAACGAGTATAACGATTATAAATTGAAAAAGAAAATTCGAGATCAGGAAGCCATAGAAAAAAGTAAATTGTACAATCGAGTGGATAAAATAGAGAATGACATTTCCGAAATAAAAGAATTGTTAATGAATATATTAAAAGCAGGAAAAATAAATGCCGATTAATCAAATTAATGCTGGGAATACCTTTGGTCAATGGGTAACAGTAACATCTCAATTAATTACGATAGCAAACACTTTAACTGATAACGGTTTTTTTAATACAAACTCTACAATAGTTATTTCGGGAACTGGCGTTTTAAATGTTCTTAATACAGCAATAATTAATACGTTATTATCAAATACGGCAAACGTTAGATTCATTAACGTAACGGGTTCTGGTGAGGCGTTAAATGTAGCAAATTCAGCTAATGTTGGAGGAAATGTATTTGTAACTGGAAACGTAAGTATAGGCAACCTTGTTGTACGTGGTGCTGTTAATATTGATGTTCCAACTTTTACAAACTTAATTCTTCCAGGATATGCAAACGTAGCAGCTAATTTGAGTGTGGGAGCTAATATAGTTCAAACAGGACCGCAAACTTCTTCTTTTGCGGGAAGATTAAATTTAAACAACACAGAAATTTCTTTAGCCGCTTCAGGAAATGTTATATTCTCAAAAAATGTTTCTGTAACATCAAATGTGGTGGTGGGTCAAAATTTAGTAGCGTCGAGAATTTTTGGAACAACCGCTAATATAACATCATTAAACGTTTCAACTTTAAATGTTGGCAGCTATGTAAATGTTTCTGGAAACGTAAATATTACAGGCACTATAAATGCCAGCAATCTAATTATCACCAATAATCTAACCGTTACAAACTTAACCGTAACTTCAAATATTGTTACACAGTCCACCACAAATATTACTGGCGGCAATGTTATTGTATCTGGGGTGGTTAATACAAGAAACCTCATAGTCACAGGTTCGGTCTTGGGTGATTTAAATGTAGATACTGGAAATCTTATAATCAGACAAGCGAAAAATATTTCTCCAGGACCACTCGGCAATGGTTTTGTCAAATTAATAGGAACGGATTATACTGGATATGCCACTCTAGATGGTTCTGCGATGAGGGTCGGACATAATTCTTTAGTTAGACATTTATCCTTAGAAGTAGACGAAACTCCACGCTTGAATATAAGTTCTTCAAAAGCGGTTATAACTGGTGATTTAGACGTATCCGGTATTATAACTGGTGACGCTTCAGGCCTGACAAATGTCAATTTTATAGCTTCGAGCGATGTTTCTAACCAAGACACCAGAATATTTTTTGGAGTCCCAGGTGTCACTAGTGGTGGCAACTATTATGGATATTCAGATGGTAGCCGCACAATAGGAAGAGTAACGCAAGATGGCGGTGGTTGGGTTTCGACAGGAATGTCTATAACGGCAACAATTCCAACAGGAATAGACACCGTTGATATTTCTTTTTCTGCATCCATTTTAATAGAAAGTATTGGTGTAGGAGGTTATTCATATGTCAACTATGTTGGTGGAGCAATAAGTGTATCTGGTAGTTTTGGAACGAGTGGTGGTACTGGAACTTTTAATAATACAGGAACTTTAGGATTAGTCTTAGGTGCAGATGGGGGAGCAGGTGCCGGTTCGCCAGATTTTAGATACAGAGTATTGAGAAATGGCAACGTTTTTTATACATCAGAATGGACTCAACTTTCTACACCAGGTTCATTTTTTGCCCTGTTAAATACCATAAGAGATACGGCACCAATAACCAACGGATCATCTTCAACATATACAGTAGAAGCACAATGGAGAAATGCACAAGATATTCCAGAAGCACGCGCAGGTGTTATATCCACTCTTAATTATTGGGATATAGTAGGCAGTGGAGTAAATTTTCAAACATATTTAAGTCCTAGGGCATTTATTGTTGTGAATGGAGCCTATTATCCAATAGCAGAGATAATTTATCCACAACATTTAAGATGCACAATTTCTACTGTTCCTATAGGCACCAATGCTTCTTATACAATAGACGATGGAAATACAATTCCTAGACTTGTAATCAAAAGAAGAGTAATAAATCTAGTCGGTTATCGAACTTAATATTATGAAAAATTTTTATGAAAAAAATTAAGATACAAAAGAGAGTAGAAAAACTTATACCATTATTTAATGTTCCAAGACATAAAAATAAAAAATTAGCATATCGCTATCTTTTTTCTACTCTCTGTGCGCTAGAACAAATTGCAGTTCTTGCTGCTGAAAGAGGAGCGGGAGTTGAAAATCAATTAGAAGACGAATATGTTCATAGAGAGTGCTTTAGACAATTAGCCAATCTGTGTGGTGGGTATGAAGACCCGTGTGAATACACTCAAAATTTAATTGATTATCTTCAGAATTTGCAAGGTAACAATTCTATTGCTGCATTAAATCTTGTAGCTGAAGGATGGTTAAGTTGTGTTTTCAAAGGATTAAGTTCACTTTGTCCTAAACTTTTTGATAGTATTGGTGATGATGAGAATAGGCACAATGGTTACGCCTTGAGTTATGAAATACCCAATTCTCAAGAATTAGCTCCTATTGTAAGAAATTTAGAAAATTTACTTTTCAAAATAATTCAAAGCCCAAACTTTATTATTCCAATGATATATCTATTAGGAATGCGAAATGTTGGACTAATGGGTTTAGAAATGATAGAAAGTCACAAAAGAGCATGTGAGCATATGAAAGTAACATCTGACACTAGAGATGTTAAAAAAATGTGTCGGTCTACGATTCAAGGATCAAAAAATTATCCAGAAGAAATTGAAATTAATAATTGGCAGCACAATAAATTAAAAATATGGAAAAATACCGCTTCTATGACTTCTATAAAAGAATTAAAAATAAGTTCTAAAAATAATTTAATAGCTCAATCCAAAGTTATTGAAGCCATAGCTAAAATATACAAGGTGTATCCACATTTTCGAAATGTGACAAGGGACGATAAAATTTTCAGAACAAAATCTCCTATGGTTGCGGTCAGAGTTCCGTGGGACGAAGATCATCTCTCTACGGTTTTGTTGGATCCTAGACATGGATATAAAACCGTCCTTAAGAGAATAATTGCAAAGACGAAAAAAATTAGAGCTAAGGCATACGACAAAATTCCTGAGATAGATCATATCAAAGATTTACTTCCACCTAGTCAATGTTCGGTGGCTGTTAGTTTTGTAGGATTCGCCGAGCCATCGGACACCCCTTATTGGGGATGGGGAGTTGTCAATGAAATTGAAGGTATTCCAATTTGTGTTTGGATCGGACCTCCCAGAAAAAAGATAGATGATTTTTGGACAACTAATATTATGATTTTAATGGACCATAGAGTATATGATGGAAAGGATATTGATCTCTTCATGACTAAACTAGAGCAATATCTGTTAGAAATAAATTGATAAAGCATAAATAAGAAAAACGGGAGATTTAGATGGCCAATTTTGTTTTTGTCGAATATAATCCACAGAATGGAATGTATGTAGGTCATTCATACTGCAATCAAGAGCCAGAATTAACTAATGATAATTCTATAAGAAAACTTACGATAGAAGAGACTAGATTCATTGGATCGGAATATCGAGAATATAGATATAATGAGCCAGAATTAATAAAACTTCTTGAATTGCATTTTGTCGTTGTACCAAATTCAACGTATCAAATTGGGCTAAATAGTAAAATTTGTTTATGGTTAACAAGATCGAATGATACAACAGACTCAGAATATGAACAACTTAAAGATAATGAATATAAAATAACAATTAATGGACAAGAAGCAATGTTAAAATTTGACGAAATGCTTTTTCTTAATCCAACACAGGCTGGAATTTATATTTTTGAATTGATAGATGAAAGAGTTTTTGCAGAAAGAAAGTCTTATACTGTTACTGTATTAGATCCTCCGCCAGAATAAAATTGAAAAGGAACTTAAATGAAAGAAATAGATATTCAACCTATATCAATAAATCAAGGACAACAAACTGTCGTTCCTAATTATTCTTCTCAAACTCCTAGAGGAGTTTCCGATGTAGCAATTGCAGAACAATTCTGTACGGTGGCCGCAGAACTCAGAAATATTCTTCAAACTATGAAAATATCTGTAGAGCTTCAACGAGAAATGGTTGACGCCTTGGATAAAAACAACAAAAAACTAGATGAGTCTATTGTTATTCTTAAAGAAACTTCAAAAGGAATAGATAAAACCTCAGTCGAATTAGAAAAATCAATAGAAGTTATTCAAAGTGGTATAAGCAAAAATGATGATCACATCAATGAATTGAATAAAAATTCAAGACTTATTGTTCGAGCTATTACTAGTGATGATGACTATCAAGTGTTAAATACAAAAATTGTTGAAGAATTAGAACAGTTAAAGGTATCAAAAGAAGTAATCAATACAGATGACGGGCAAATAAATGTCTAACTACTATGAAATAACCATAGATCAAGGTGCAACCTTTGCTGCGACCATAGAACTGAAAGATTATTTCACAAATGAGTCTATTAACTTGGTTGGTTATACAGCTAGATCACAAATAAGAAAAAATTACGATTCAACAACTTCAAATAATTTTACCGTATCTATTCAAGACGCAGCAAATGGAAACATTTCTATGTCTATGACAGCATCAAATACTGCCAATTTAAAACCTGGTAGATATGTTTATGATTTAGAAATAGAAGAAACCGCCACAACTGAAGTTACTAGAATTCTTCAAGGTGTGGCGATAGTGACTCCTCAAGTTACCCGATAACTTTATATTTTTTATTTCCTATGTGTTCGCATAGGATTGTGGTGTCTGCCCATATATCAAAACCTTCTTCAATAGCTCTTGCACAGAAATGAACATCTTCTGAAACGGTGTGCTTGTGATCTAGAGCTTCGCGATATATAAATTGTGGATAACCAATCTTTCTTATTACTTTTGATTTTATCAGAACACAACCAAAGCCACAAGCTGAAATCCTCGCCAAAGATTCTTTAGACAAATCTTCATAAGTTACATTAGAAACTCCACCTCTTTTGTTTATACGATAAATTTCTAGAACCTTTTCTTCTTTTCTTTGAACGTATAGACCGCTCACCACATCCTTATCATGACTCAATAATTTTTTCAGCGTATCTTTTTCAAAGACAATATCACTGTCTACGGAGAAAAGATAATCGTATCTTTCAGCCCAATGTGCTATCAAATTTCTTATTTGTGCAATGTTATATCCATAGAAAAATTGAAAATTAGTTTCATATCCATCAGGAACTTCTAAATCATAAATCGATTTAAATGTCTCGGATTCAATATACTTTGCAGTGGGAATAGCAATTAATATTTTTTTCTTTTCTTTAATTGGTGCAATTTGTTTTACTTCTTCTTTTACAGAAGGAAGTGGATTTTCAAAGAACCATTTTTCCCAATGTGGCTTTTCTTTTTCATACATGCCTTCACTAATAGCGGGATCTTTTGTCGTTTGCGCCATTAATGCTTCATGAAAGATGTTGTATATCAGATAATTTTTCACACCTTTCATCAGATTCATATGAAAAATATAATCATCACCAAAATATAAATTCAGGTCATCAATGATTGGAATCCAATTTTTCTTGTGCATAATCATTATTTGACCAAAACCATGAATTATATAACCAGGTCGCCATTCTAAGAAATTTATAGCACCATCAGTCGTTGGAGGATGACCAAACTTAGCCTCCCCCGTGATTATTCCATGTGCACCATTTTCTGGAATAATTCTGTTATATAACTTATTCATTAATCTCATATCAAATACGATATCATCATTAGCAAAACAGAGTTTTTCGTTTTTACTCAACTCTACGCCTATGTTGAATGCTTTATTGACGTAAATGTTTTCTTTTTGATTTATGACACGAATTTTTTCATGATTTAATATGTTCCAATCTGGCGTTTTGTTCACATCATTGTTGATAATAATAATGTCATTGATAAGAGGATGATTTATGTAATTGGTCAAACCTCTAAGAAAAATTTCTTGGCATCTCCACATTGTTGGTATTATTATAGTAAAATAATTTAATGAAGGGGTTCTGTTAGAAATTTCTCTGGCGTTTTTATTTTGTAGTTCAGAATTTATTTTATAATCGTTCAGAGAATTCATATCATTATAATTGTAGAATATATCCTGAACCACTTTGATTTTTTCAGGATCAGCCTGTTCTATTACGGAATAGAATACCGCACCATCACCTCCTGCTTTATACCAATCTCCTTTTGAGTCTTTAAAGTTATTATCATGAATATTTTTCACCAATTTAGCTTTAAAAGTTCTCGTATGAGTATAGGGTAATATCCAATTGAATCTGTATTTTCTGTAATCACGATTGTTTTTAATTTCTTCTGGATAAGGCTGTGAAACAAGAGGAATATTATCACACATCGACCAGCAAGAGCCATAAGTAAATTCTGTTTGCCCGTCTTGATATAGATTATTGAAATAGTTCAATATATTATTATCATTCACAAAACTGTCATCACCATCTAATAATATGACAATATCTTCATTGTCAACACAATTTTTAATAATTTCAATTTGATTTCTAACCGCACCTCTATTTTCATCATTGGTGATGAAAATTATTTTTTCTTTTATTTTTGGTGCAAAAGAAGATAATTTCATCTTAACAATTTCTACCGTATTATCGGTAGAATAGTCATCGATTAAGTAGAGTTTATAGTTTTCATAGTCTTGCGATATAACAGAATCAATACATTTTTGTATGTATTTTTCACAATTATAAAAAGTAGAAATTATTGATATAGGTTGTTCTTGAGTTTTAAATGTGTTCCATTCTTCTCTATTTGAGAATCTTCTTCCAAAGATTGTGTGTATTCTATCATTTATGTAAGATATCTTTCTGTAATCATCTACTGGAAGATACTCACCGACCTTTTTCAAAAGATGCTGTTTCCATTGTAATGCAACTGAATCCCAACCACAAAATTCTTTAATTGTATTGCAATAATACATCTTTTGTTGATGTAAATATTTGTCTTTATGAGCACGAAGAACAAGTTCAATAAATTTGGCTTCCTGTTCTTCAGAATTTATAAATGGAAATAAACCATTTGGCTCTATTGGATAATTCATTAGCCAGCATGCTTGTTCAACCGCAATTTCTTCTAAAGCACCAAATCTGGATGAAATTAAAGGTGTGTTGTAATAAAGAGACTCCAAACTCGATATACCAAAAGTTTCTGGAAATGCTGGAGGATATATCATGAATGATGCCTTTGATAAAATCTCAGCGATTTCATCTTGGCGAATGATGCCAGTAAAATCTATATCCAAATTTTTATATTTTGGTTCGGAGATCATTTGTCTCCACTTTTTTTCTTGTTCGTCTGGCTGACTATTTTTAAATCTATAGAAACCACCAATTACTTTTAGTTTGGCAGAAGGAATATTTGTCTTAATTTTTTCCCAAATATTTTCAACAAGAGGTACCATGCCTTTTGTTACTGAAGAATTATAAACAAATAGATCTGGATCTTTTTGAGATATATCTACATAGGGCTTATGCTTTTGAATTCCATTTCTTGTTATGAAAATTTTATTTTTTAGTACCTCAAAATTTCTTTTTCTTCCATGATCACAATTTGTGACATACGATGTGTGAAAATCAGAAAGCGTGAAAAGCTCATCAATATCACCTTCAAGCAACATTTCTTCTATTAAATGATCACCTCTGCAAAAGGTATCATGCATCCAAACTACTTTTAGTTTAGCATTATCTTTTATATGTTTAAAATAATGTGGATGAGGGTAATTATGAGCAGCGATATCTTGCCCAAAAGTTGGCCAATGTTTTTCAGCAACAAATGGAATAACAGTTCTCGATGAGATAACAATGTCAAAATTGTAATTTCTATTATTTTTTAATCTCAAAAGATCTATGTAATTTACGCCATCATAAATACCTTCAGATGAATCATCGTTAATGCAATTATTGAAGACAGTTACATCAAATCCTTGTTTTTGGAGTTCTTTTGAGATTAAAATTACAGCGGATTCAGAACCACCTAATCCTCTTTTTGAAAGAGTTGTTCCATCATAAGTTAAGCCGATTATGTCTATGATCGCAATGGTCGTCATTATAAATACTCCAATATAATAAATAATTTTATTACATCTATTTATAAATGTCAACGCATTCTAGCGAGGAGTTTAATCCTTGTCGATAACTACCAGTAAAATCAAAGTTGTTGCGGTTATAACCAACTCTCAAAGTCCACTGGGGTCAATTTCTTTTCAGGGCGAAACGAGTAATCAAAAGAAGATTATTGCCGTTGTATCTGGAGGAAGAGGTCCTACAGGATTTACAGGTTCACAAGGAACCGATGGAATCATTGGTTATAATGGTTCGCGAGGATACACCGGTTCACAAGGAATACCTGGTGAATTCGCTGCATTAGGTTATACGGGCTCATTAGGATATACGGGTTCAAATGGATATACTGGTTCCATAGGCTACACAGGCTCAAAAGGTGATATAGGTTACACTGGTTCATTAGGATACACAGGTTCAAAAGGTGATATAGGTTATACTGGTTCTTTAGGAAATATAGGTTATACTGGTTCTTTAGGCTATACAGGCTCAAAAGGCGACATAGGTTATACAGGTTCTTTAGGTGATACTGGTTATACTGGTTCTATAGGATATACAGGATCCTTTGGATATACAGGTTCCTTAGGGTATACAGGTTCTAAAGGAGATATAGGCTACACAGGTTCTCTAGGTAATACAGGATATACTGGTTCTCTAGGTGATACAGGTTACACAGGTTCATTAGGTTATACTGGTTCTATAGGTTATACCGGCTCACAAGGTATTGTAGGTTATGTGGGTTCTAAAGGCGAAGTAGGTTATACTGGTTCTATAGGTTATACAGGTTCTTTAGGTGATACAGGTTATACTGGGTCGACTGGATATGTCGGTTCTCAAGGAAATTTAGGATATACTGGTTCAATCGGATATACCGGTTCAATCGGATACACAGGTTCTTTAGGTGATACGGGTTTAACAGGTGATACGGGTTACACTGGATCTATAGGTTATACAGGCTCACAAGGAACTACAGGATATGTAGGTTCTAAAGGTGACACAGGATATATTGGTTCTTTAGGCTACACAGGTTCAGAAGGAACTACAGGTTACACAGGTTCCTTTGGTTACACTGGATCATTGGGCGACACTGGTTATTTTGGTTCCACAGGTTATACTGGTTCATTAGGATACACTGGTTCCTTTGGTTATACTGGATCACTAGGTAACACCGGTTATATAGGTTCTGTAGGTTATACGGGTTCACAAGGAGATGTTGGTTATTTCGGCTCCTTCGGTTATACTGGTTCACAAGGAGAAATTGGTTACTTTGGATCATCAGGATATACGGGTTCTTTAGGTGACACAGGATACACAGGTTCAGATGGTCAATTTGGATATACTGGTTCTAGTGGGCTTATTGGATACACTGGTTCTGACGGATATACTGGTTCTCAAGGCGTCACAGGTTACACAGGGTCATTAGGATATACAGGATCGCAAGGTGACATAGGTTACACAGGTTCTTTAGGTTACACCGGCTCTTTAGGTGGTGACGGTTACACCGGGTCTTTTGGATATACAGGATCGCAAGGAGAAATAGGTTATACCGGTTCTATTGGCTACACAGGTTCACTGGGTGAAATCGGTTATTTTGGTTCTACAGGTTATACTGGTTCAAAAGGTGAAATAGGATATACAGGTTCTATAGGCTATACCGGTTCTTTAGGTGAAATTGGTTACACCGGTTCATTTGGTTACACAGGTTCAAAAGGAGATCTTGGCTACACAGGTTCACTGGGTGAAATCGGTTATTTTGGTTCCACAGGATATACAGGTTCACTGGGTGAAATAGGTTATTTTGGTTCGACAGGATATACAGGTTCACAAGGAGATATAGGTTATACAGGATCAATAGGATACACTGGTTCTTTAGGTGATACAGGTTATGCAGGTTCACAAGGTGACATGGGTGAATCTATAGACTTTAAAGGCACAGTGGCAACAGAAGCATCTCTACCCGCATTCGGTAGCGGTCAACAAATAAATGATGCATATACTACCGTTGATACTGGAGTGTTGTATGTTTGGAATGGTGATAACTGGATCAGTGCGGGGCAGTTTAGAGGATACACCGGTTCTAAAGGTGATACTGGTTATACCGGATCCTTTGGTGTTACTGGTTACACAGGTTCTGAAGGCTATACTGGTTCTCAAGGTGTGCCTGGAGAATTCGCCGCACTTGGTTATACAGGATCATTAGGTTATACTGGCTCACAAGGCAATTTAGGTTATACTGGTTCATTTGGTTATACTGGTTCTTTAGGAGACACAGGATATACAGGATCTTTTGGAGACACTGGATATACCGGTTCAGAAGGATACACAGGTTCTCAAGGTGTGCCTGGTGAATTTGCAGCTTTAGGTTATACTGGTTCATTTGGTTATACTGGTTCTTATGGTACTACTGGCTATACCGGTTCAATAGGAGAAACAGGTTACATAGGCTCGACTGGATATTTTGGTTCAACAGGCTATACAGGTTCTATAGGATATACAGGCTCACAGGGTGAGGTGGGCTACATAGGCTCTTATGGTTACACAGGATCTGTAGGCTATTCTGGTTCTCAAGGTGTACCTGGAGAATTTGCAGCTTTAGGGTATACTGGGTCTATAGGATATACAGGTTCATTAGGATCTGTAGGCTATTCTGGTTCTCAAGGTATACCTGGAGAATTTGCAGCTTTAGGGTATACTGGGTCTATAGGATATACAGGTTCATTAGGATCTATAGGATATTCAGGTTCTATAGGTTATTCAGGTTCTCAAGGTGACACTGGCTACACAGGCTCTTTTGGTGACACTGGTTACACTGGCTCTATAGGCTACACAGGTTCACAAGGTGACACTGGTTATGTTGGTTCATTAGGAAGTCTTGGTTATACTGGTTCAATTGGTTATACAGGTTCACAAGGTGACATGGGTGAATCTATAGACTTTAAAGGAACCGTGGCAACAGAAGCATCTCTACCCGCATTCGGTAGCGGTCAACAAATAAATGATGCATACACTACAATTGACACGGGTATATTATATGTTTGGAATGGCGATAACTGGATCAGTGCAGGGCAATTTAGAGGTTATGCGGGCTCACAAGGCAATTTGGGCTACACGGGTTCTATAGGATATACTGGATCTATTGGATACACCGGTTCTCAAGGTGTCATTGGCTACACTGGCTCTTTTGGTGATTTGGGATATACAGGTTCACAAGGCGTCGGTTACACTGGTTCACTTGGTGATACTGGATATGTAGGTTCAGAGGGAAGTTTAGGTTATACAGGATCCGAAGGTTCTATAGGGTACACAGGTTCTATAGGATACACAGGCTCTAGAGGCGCTCAAGGTGAGCTTGGATATACAGGCTCCTTTGGTGATATTGGTTATACAGGTTCACAAGGTGATACTGGTTATGTTGGTTCATTAGGAAGTCTTGGCTATACTGGTTCAAGAGGTATAGGAAGAGCTGGTGGTGTCGCATTTGAATATACTTATGATAATGTTGGAACAACCGCAGATCCAGGGTCTGGTAGATTAAACTTTAATAATACAACATTTACAAGCGCGACAGAATTAGTCATCAACACCACTGAAAAAAATTCAGTTTCAGTTGGAAACTTTTTAAGAACAATTGACGATCCATCTTCTGCAATCAGAGGTCACATAACAATAACAGAAAGTTTAAATGTCTCCAACTTTTCTGTTTTTCATATTACTGGCGCATTAATTGATAACACTACATTTTTAAGAGTGCCAGTTTCATATGTTGACGGCGCCACATCTTTAACTGATGAATTAGATATTACCATAAGTTTTGATAGAACTGGTGACAAAGGCGAAACTGGCTATGTCGGTTCCATAGGCGCTTTAGGTTACACAGGTTCATTAGGTTATACTGGCTCTATAGGCTATACAGGTTCACAAGGTGAAACTGGTTATGTAGGCTCTCAAGGAGATATAGGCTATACAGGTTCAATTGGATATACAGGTTCAATTGGATATACTGGTTCCTTTGGATATACAGGTTCACAGGGCGACATAGGTTATACTGGTTCACAGGGCGACATAGGTTATACTGGCTCACAAGGTGTCATTGGCTATACTGGTTCACTTGGTTATACTGGTTCATTTGGTGACACAGGTTATACTGGATCAATTGGCTATACAGGTTCACAAGGTGTTATCGGATATACTGGCTCCTTTGGATACACCGGTTCAAAAGGTGATATAGGGTATACGGGTTCTTTAGGTTATACAGGATCCAAAGGTGATATAGGGTATACTGGTTCCTTTGGATATACTGGTTCACAAGGAGACACAGGTTATACTGGTTCACAAGGAGACATTGGATATTCGGGTTCACAGGGTGTCATCGGATATACAGGTTCTCAAGGAGACATAGGTTATACTGGTTCATTTGGTTATACGGGATCTTTTGGTGACAAAGGTTATGCTGGTTCCAAAGGCGACATAGGATACACAGGTTCATTAGGATATACCGGTTCGCAAGGCATTCAAGGAGAAATTGGGTATACAGGTTCCATAGGTTACACCGGCTCTATTGGATATACAGGTTCACAAGGTGTCATCGGATATACAGGTTCTTTAGGATACACAGGTTCACAAGGAGTCATTGGTTATACCGGTTCATTCGGTGACACTGGATACACTGGTTCAATCGGTTACACAGGTTCTTTTGGTGACACTGGATACACTGGTTCTTTTGGTGATACTGGTTACACAGGATCTTTTGGTGATACAGGATATACCGGATCAATTGGATACACTGGTTCTATAGGCTATACTGGTTCTATAGGTTATACAGGTTCACAGGGTGAAATAGGTTATACTGGTTCAATTGGTTATACAGGTTCTCAAGGAATTATAGGATATACTGGCTCTAAGGGTGACGTTGGTTATGTTGGTTCAAAAGGCGATAAAGGAGACTTTGGTGGAGCTTCTTTTGAATACATTTATGATACACAGACAACAACAATTGATCCTGGGCAAGGAAAATTAAATTTTGATAATATTAATTTTTCAAGTGTATCACAATTAATAATTCATGATGATGATAAAAATCTAGTTGATGTATCTGCATTTCTTCAAACAATTGATGATTCTTCCTCAGCAATAAAAGGACATTTCTCTTTAGCTGAAGAAGCAAATACTTTAAATTATGCAATGTTCTCTATTACGGGAACGCATACACATGGAACAAATTATTTTAATGTTCCAGTATCATATCTTTCTGGAACCACTTCTCTCTCAGATATGACAAATGTTGTCATCACTTTCGCAAGAACTGGTGACAGAGGTGATACAGGTTATGTTGGATCTCAAGGCATTATTGGTTATACAGGCTCAAAAGGCGATATAGGATATACAGGTTCCATTGGATATACTGGTTCACAAGGTATTCAAGGTATCATTGGATATACTGGTTCGATTGGATACACTGGATCACAGGGAGATATTGGTTACACTGGTTCAATTGGATACACTGGTTCACAAGGCATTCAAGGAGTTATAGGTTATACAGGTTCACAAGGTATTCAAGGAGTCATCGGGTACACAGGTTCTCAAGGAGTCATTGGATACACTGGATCCAAAGGTGACACAGGAAATACAGGATACACCGGCTCACAAGGAATTCAAGGAGAAATTGGATACACTGGATCCAAAGGTGACACTGGAAACACTGGATATACAGGTTCACAGGGTGACATTGGTTACACTGGGTCACTAGGATATACAGGCTCACAAGGAGTCATTGGTTATACAGGTTCCAAAGGCGACACAGGAAATACAGGATATACCGGTTCACAAGGAATTCAAGGAGAAATTGGATACACAGGTTCTCAAGGCATTATTGGATACACTGGTTCAAAAGGTGATACAGGAAATACAGGATATACTGGTTCGACAGGAACACCAGGTGTCATCGGATATACAGGTTCTAAAGGCGAAACTGGTAATACAGGATATACTGGTTCCAAAGGTGATACAGGAAATACAGGAAATACAGGATCTCAAGGAGTCATCGGATACACTGGTTCACAAGGAGTTATTGGTTATACAG